ATTAATAAAGTAACTTGGATTTTTAACACACTTTACATAATTTTGTTTTATTGCTTGTTTTAAATTACTCATATTTTGTTTAAACCTTGTTCGTGGTTTCCAATAGCGTGTGCTACAGTTTTATCAAAAGGACCATCCGCCTCTTTTATCTGTTTCATTTCATCTTCGTATTCAGCAAGAACGGCTTCCCATCTTTTTTCCTCTTGTTCTTTTACCCAATCTTCCCACTTATCTTCTCTTTTTAGTTTCATTTCAAAATCTATCTGACAATATTTACACTTTTTAAATCTATTATAAGTTTGTTGGTCAACTGTTTTAAGAATAAGTTTTTCACAATCACCACATTTATCAAATCCTCTTGGTGGCACTTTAGTAATTTGTTTTCTTTTACCATTTTCTATCTTCCAACTACGACCATTAGCTTCTGTCCACTCTTCACCTTCTTTCCTCATACTGACACTTTTTGGTGTGTAACCAACACCAGGAGTTCGTTTACCACCAACTCCAGCTATTAACTTTTTTACTTTTTCTATATTTTTTCCCATATTATAACCCTATACTATTATTTTTCCACCATTTGAAGTAACCCATTTTCTATATTGTGATGGCGTTCCTTGTGTTATTTTACCGTTAACCATTTTTTCTAATTTTTTTTGATGCATCATATACATTTTATTCCAAGTTCTATTTAGTACAAAAGCACTTTTTATTTTTGTATTATATATAAGAACTTCATTCCAAGAAGATCCCATTCCATCTACCGTTAAGTTATCTATAACCATTTGTTTATTTTTTAATAATAGATTGTTTTGCATATCCATAAAATCTTTGATAAATACTTTCTCCATTTTATTTATTATTTTTTTACGACTTTCTATTCCTTCACTACCACCTGGATCTTTCCAACCTTTCATTGCTTTTTTATTTCTTTTTCTCCAACCCTCATAATCAAGATTTGATTTTTTCATAGCAGGTTTTAATACATTTTCACGACCATCCTTACCAAAAACTTTCCAAACTGGTATCCATCTACGACCTGTTTTATCAGGTGTACTCATCATATCATTTATACTTCTTGCTAATAAAGTTCCTTCAACATGAAATGCTATACCACCTTTAGTTTGAATACCTTTTCCTTTACCTAATGGAGAACCAATTTTTGTAGAGGAAAAAGTAGACAAAGATTTTTTCTTTCCCACTACACTTTTTAATGATTCAAATCTATCTTCATCTGTAACATGAAATGTGCTAACCTTTTGATTACCAATAATCTTACTCATTACTTTTGGATAAATAGCTATTTCTCTACCAGCAGTAATTTTTCGAATTGTCGGTTCTGTCCATTGTGGAAACCACTTGTCTTTACCTTTATGTGTTAACCATGTACCACCACCAGTACCGTGAACACCTATTTCAGATAATATGTTTCTTAACTTAATCATTAGAAAAACATTAATCCTGTTATTTGATTTATAGGAGCAAAAGCACCTGTAAATTTATAAATGTTTCCGTTATACTTGAATACTAATCCCTCGGTTGGAACGATAGCATCAAACCCACCAATTGCTTCTAATTTACTTAATTGTTGTTTTAATTTATTTAATTTTTTCAAATCACCACCACTTCTTATATCAGAAATAGCAGATTTAAGTTTCTTTCTCATATTCTGTACTGACTTTGCTGGATTAACAGCCAACCACCCATCCATATTTTTCATTATTTCAGCACCAACCTCAAAGAATAATTCT